TGACTCTTTAAAACTGGCTGATTGAACTTTAGAATTTGATTGGTATTAACGGCGTATCCGGTAATAGTACCCGCCGCTTCTGCTGCATTGGTAAGTGACTTACCAACGTTAGATTCTCCAAAATCTTTAACCTTATCACTGAAAATAGAACCTACAGCGGCGCCTGCTTCTAAAACTTTATTAGTCAGAGAGATAGCGCTATAATCTAAACTATCGCTGTCTTGAAGATTGAGAGGAACCGGAAGAATTACTCCGCCATGACTAGTCTCCATGACTGGACCTGCTCCCCACGTAGACATGAATCCTACTTTGATGAACTCTAGAGAGATCCAGTACTTTCCGATGTCAGCTGGGAATTGTAACTGAGTATTATCGGCTATCTTATTGTTTACCCTGGCTTGCTCGACTGAAGCTCTCCTACTACTTAGTCTTGAGAAACTATCGGCTTGCTGCACTGAGTTGAGGAAAGAATCTGCTGCCTGATATGCGGATGCTCCGGCCTGAGCGATGCCTGCTATGGAGCTGCCGGCAAGGCCGGTAGAGTTTAACGCGCTGGTAATAGCTCCGATAGGCGAGTTTCCAGCGAAGTTACTAAGGATGCTCGATGCCTCGCTGAAGCCTTGAAGCGCGCTCTGAATGCTACCAGAGATCTGAGCGAACTGACCTGGATTGAACCCTTGTAGGTTCTGGAGCGATTGAACTACTGAACTTATCTGCGCCAGAGGCGTGAAAGCACCGACTTGAGAAGCCAGAGTGGTCGCACTGGTCAGTAGGTTGTTCTGAACTTTTGGGGTTGTTGCCATTTGAGTCTCATATTGGAAGTACTAAATAGTATTTATCATGTCTGCCAAAGGCTTCTTCAAACCAAAGAACCCAAGAAAATATAAAGGCGATCCTACGAATATCGTCTATCGCTCGTCGTGGGAATTAAAACTAATGAGGTACTTGGACACCCATGACGACGTAGTGCAGTGGGCGTCTGAAGAGTTTTGCATACCATACAGGTCTCCAGTAGATAGTAGGCTACATAGGTACTTTCCTGACTTTTGGATGAAAGCTAAAGACGGCACCATCACAGTCATAGAGGTCAAACCGGCGGTGCAGACCAGAGAGCCGAAGAAACCATCTCGCGTGACTCGCAGATACGTCACCGAAGTGATGGAATATGGCAAGAACCAGGCAAAGTGGAAGGCCGCCCGCGAGTACTGTGCAGATAGAGGATGGAACTTCCAAATCATGACAGAGAAGCAGCTAGGAATCAATGGCTAACGTATTCGATAAGATCTTAAAGATGAGTCAGGTCGAGGTTCGAAAGAACTCGGAGGCCTCGATCGATTGGTTCAGAGAGAAAGCATCCGGTCAGAAAGTGACCAGCAATCAGCTCCTGACAGGCAGCGGATACAAAGACAACGTCTCTAACCAGATATGGCCGGGAAGTATGTTCCTGTTCCAATACGATGCCAAGCATAAAGAGACGTTGCCCTATTGGGATAAATTTCCGCTAGTATTCCCATTCTCATACGAGAGCGATGGATTTATGGGATTAAACCTTCACTACCTTCCTCATGCTATGAGAGCTTCTCTGATGAGCAATCTCATGGACAGGACTTCGCCAAACAGGCACCAAGACTTGAAGCTCTCGTACCAGATCCTCAGCGCTTATTCGAGTCTTAGATACTTTAAGCCTTGCGTAAAGAGGTATCTATATTCTCACGTCAAGTCACAGTTTCTCTACATAACACCAGAAGAGTGGCCGATCGCCATATTCTTGCCTCTACAGAGGTTCCAGAAGGCCAGCGACGGCAAGGTCTACGCAGATTCAAGAAAGATGCTAAGGTAAACACATGGCACAACTACCGGGCAAGGGATTTAGTATCGATGACTTCAGAGCCGTCATGGCAAAGAAAGGCATCGCGAAAACTAATCTATACAAAGTAGTGATCACGCTTCCGAGAGGATTGCAGCAAGTCGCTAGGCAATTAAACATGCCGTCGTCTCTTGGTGACTTAGATGATATTTGTCTGTATTGCGAGTCAGTAACTCTACCGGGCCTATCATTAGCGACTACAGAATCTAAGCCGTACGGATACGGTCCATTAGAGCAGAAAGCTTATGCTCCGGTATTCAACCAACTTCAAGCCTCGTTCATCGTAGACGCCAAAGGATACACTCTCTCGTTCTTCAGGAACTGGATGAGGTCCATAGTAAACTACACGAGCGAAGGCAAAGCTTACTGGTCTGCCAAGGCTGCGTCTGCAGGAGGAGGCAAAAACAACGTATTCGAGGCCGCTTATAAGGCAGACTATGAGACAGTCATTGAGATCTATGTCATAAGCGGCACGGCCACACAGTCTGCCGATACCAGCAATCTTAAAGTAGAACTGGTAACGAAGATGTCAGTCATGAGAGCATTTCCGGTGATGATCGGCGACGCAGTACTCAATTACGGTGTCACAGACCAGTACCTCTCTCTTCCAGTCACTTTTAGCTTCTTCGATTGGTGGAGTGACAGCATCAATTTAGCCGAAGTGCCTGGCGGCCTCGGCACTAACGGCGATTTCTCTACACCAGATCGGGTCCTCGGTCTAAACAATTCATAATCAGGAGTGATTCATAATGCCACTACCAAAACTTCAGTATCCGACTTTCGAGCTAGAAGTTCCATCTACTAAGAAGACTCATAAATTCAGGCCATTCCTAGTCAGCGAAGAGAAGATCCTGCTGCTAGCTCAGGAGAGTGGCGACCTCAAGGAGATCATCCTAGCGCTTAAGCAAGTGATCAGTAATTGCTGCTCAGATCCAGAGTTCGACGCCGAAGCTTTAGCCACGTTCGACATCGAGTGGCTCTTTCTCAAGCTCAGGTCTAGGTCAGTGAGTAACAAAGCCAGAGTCTACCTATTGGACAATGAGGATAGTAAAGAATACAACTTCGAAGTAGATCTCGATACCGTCAATCTTGTCAGAAATCCTGAACACGATCCGGTCATCAAGTTAACGAATGATGTGACTGTAATCCTTAAGTACCCGACTACTCATATGATTGACGCCATCGCGCAGATGGCCACTGAGACGAAGGCTTTCTTCGAAGTCATGAAGTATTGCATCGACTACGTAGTCACGGGCAAAGAGAAGATTAAGTTTGCTGATAACGAAGAAGCTGATCAGGATCAGTTCGTGCAGAGCATCGATATCTCGAGCTTCACGAAGATCACCAAATTCTTCGAGACGATGCCTCGCATGCACTACGAGATAGACTACAAGAATTCTCTCGGGCATAATAGAAAGGCTGTGCTCAAGAACTTAAACGATTTTTTTATATTGGGCTGAGTCATACTAATCTCAAGAATTACTACGAGATAGTGTTTGGCTTGGCGCATCACCATAAGTATTCGATCTCTGATATAGAAGCCATGATGCCGTACGAGAGAGACGTCTACGTCGACTTGGCGCTAGCTTACAAGAAACAAGTAGAAGAAGAGATGAGACAGAAGAATGGCTGAGTTTGCCAAAGAAGATCTTGATGCTATAGTCTCAGCTATAGGATTCGGAATAGTGAGTGACTTCAGGTCGCTCCAGTCTGCCATGGGAACTCTGGCTTACCAGAGCGCCGAGAACAATCGCGTGCTCGGCGACATCAACACTAATCTGTCTTCTACTGACAGGACTCTCGAGCGCCTAGAGAGAGACATCTATAGGCAGATCGACGCTAGGCAATTCGCTAGGGTCGAGAACGAGATGGAGAGGAAGACTAAAGCTTCTTCTCGTAGAGCTGACCAGATACTGACTCAAGTACAGAAGTCGCTCTCAGATCTACAGAAAGAAACTGCCAAGGGTAACAACCAGTCTTATGGAGGCGGCCAGCCTAAAGATAAAGAGCCGCCTCAAGTAAGCTCTGAGTCTGAGATCAATCAGTTCTTGTCAGACGTCGAATCTACTGGCGGTAGCTCAGGAAGTAATTTGGCGCCTGTTCCGTCTTCTGGCGGTGGAGGAGGCGGCGGAGTCTCTGGCCTGGCTATGGCAGGAACTGCCGTAGCAGTAGCCGGCGCTGGTTATATGATGATGAACAATCAGTCTTCTGCTTCAGTAGGACAATTGGCTCCGGCAGACGCAGCGGTCCCGTCGGCTCCTTCTATCGGAGTCTCTGAGAATAAAGGCTCGGCCACACAAACACCAACGGCTTCTACTACTGGAGCGGTCAGTTCTGCCACTCAGACTGTCACGGCTGCCACGACTTCTATTCGTCGCAAGGCTCTCGAGAAGATCACGAACAAGCTATCCGACTGGGTGAATAAAAACACCGACAAAGTGATGGCCATCGTGGGTCAAGGAAATGCCAAAGTACTCGGTCAACTCACTGGTGGCAGCTTCACTTTTTCTAAGTACATGACTGACAGCTCTTGGACTGGTCTCGGAGAGCAGTACGTATTAGGCAACTCGATATCTCCGGCGCAGACCAAAGATAAGAACGCGGCATACGTAGCCAGCGTAGTAGTCAACCTAGCGATCTTGGCGTACCTCGCCTGTAGAGACATATACACTCGCGAGAATTACAACGACATCAACTCTGGCGCAGTGCAGAATTTCGACGATCTCGGGTCTTCCGAGAAGTTCCAGTTCATCAAGAATGCTGGAAGTCAGATCGAGAACTACGTCAATAAGCTGATCTCTGAGACTCGTACTTCTTCTACCTCTAGCTTCTCGATAATATCTTCTGCTGCGGCTGCCACACCCGCCCCTTCAGAATCT